CTTTGTTGTCGCCTGGCTTTTTGTAAGGACCGTCAAACGGAGGATCTTCTTTTTCTTCAGCTACCGGAGCAGCAGGAGCAGGTGCCACCGGTTCAGCTGGAGGAGCTTCTGGAGCAGGAGCTGCTGCCACCGGTTCAGCTGGAGCAGGTGTAGCACTTGGTTCTCCAAAGTTTACCTTTGTAGCAATGTCAGTTCCATTTTCTTCATCTTTCTTTTCGAGATATTGTTTAACAATGTCACGTAGATCGCTTTCTGGATCTAAATTAGCAACAACTTTTAATGCGTTGTTTAATTCTTCATCGTCAATAATTCCAGCAAGACTTTGAATAGCATTAGTACCGTCAGCGCCGCCTGGGAACTCTTGTCCCATTAGTGCATTTAGTTTTTGTAGCGCCACACTTGATGTTTCGTCGTTGTTAAACAGATCGCTTTCTTCACTGACTAGATTGTTTAAGAAAGATTCATATGCATCTTCTAAAGATTCTTCTTTGCGTGAAGTCATGCTACGCATTGTTGCACTACCGTCTGGTCTGAGTGGGCCACCGTGCATACTATCGCGCTCTTCGCCTTTGCTATTGCGCCACTTACCATCTGGACCTTTCTTTAAAGGCTCTCTTGTTTGGTAGTCTTTTGGAACGTGTGGTGTTGAATCATTAGGATTTTCGGCTAGCAAATCATCTGCAGATAATTCTTTAATAACATCAACTTCTTCTCCAACTAGTTTATAAATGTATGGGAATACATTTTTTAGTTCTTCATTAAAACTACGGATAGTTAAGCGATCAATCCAATCATTAACTACATCTTCTGGGATCATCTGTTCTTCTACACTGGCAAAAGATTCTGCAAATGATGCGTAATAGTTAGGGCTTTGTAATTGATGAATTTCTTTTTTAACTTGATCAATACGTTCAAACACTTTATTGTTAATTGCACCCATTGCTTCACTAACAACTGGATTACGACTTACATAACCTTTGAACATACGTAGCTTGTTCATTTCTTCACTTAGGCCAATAATATGTTGTCCAATAGGATCATAACTATTACCACCATGTGATACGTGATTAGCTAATGCACGAGCACCGTTTAAATGTTTAAATGGATACTTAAATCTTTCACCCTCTGCACTTTCAACATAAATGCTTTCGATGTGCATAGTACGTCCTGCGGCAAGGTCAAGATTAACAGGCTGATTGTGTCTAACAATTAGTTTAGCTTCACCTATATTTTGGAAACTTGTCTTGTTAGTTCCCCATAATTTACTTTCATTCATTGCCGCTTCTCCGTGTTTATTGGCTAAGTGTTGATAATCTCTTTTATCTAAATTGCTTTTTGTAGTATCTCTAATAGAGAACTTCATCATGTTTTGTTTGGCAAATTCTCGTAATTCTCTTAGAAAATTAAACCACTGTTTTGCTACACCGGCAGGTTGCCCGTCTGTAATTTCATTGCTATAAATCACAACCATTCCGTCATCTTCAGATATGTCTACTGAAACTGTACCAAGACTGGCTCCTTTTTTAACAAAGTCAAATTCAAAGAAACGTGCGTCTTCAGGGCGATCAGTAACTGCACTGTTAGCATCACCAAGTTGAATCTTAGGAAATTGTGTGCGAATTTTCCCAAATAATTCAGCGGCAATAGGGTTGAGGTTTTTGTCCATATTGATATTTATCATAAACTAGACGAAACAAATATAGGCATTGGCAAGTCAAAATCGTCTTCGTCGTATCCATCATTACTGCTGAAGGATTCAAATACTCTAGAATCCCAGTCTGCTAGCACTTGGCTCATACGTACAATTAATAACAATGCACTTACTAAATCGTCTTCTTCTCCTACTTTAGCCTTAAATGTAACGCCTGATGCAATAAATGCCTTAAGCTCAGTTATTAAAGGCTTGCTGTTAATCTTCATTTTATTAGATTCTATTAGATATTTTAAACGAGCAGCAGCAGATATTTTTGTTTTGTGTGTGGTATTAAATCCTTTACGGAATTTACGAACGTGCCCTTTACGCATTGGCTCGCTTACAAACAGTCCAGGAAATTGATCTTCACCGATATCTCTAATGCAGACTAACCCTGCTTCGCCAATATTGTTATTTTCAATTGACCAGTATATATTACTAACACTGTCTTCGCCGATCGTATCTTTAATATAATTTAGTATTTCTTTTAAGATTCTAATTTGTCCCTGTATAGGTGTTAAATTATGATGCCACTCTGCTACCTGAGTAAAACTAGGTAACTCAAACACTTGTATACCTGCAGAGTTTCCCCCTGTTCCTAGGCTTGGATCTAAACTAACTGCATAGATATTATCTTTGCTTGGTTCTTTATACCAACGTGTTTGTCCCATCTGCATCAGAGGTTTGGCGCCTTCCATTCCAGCTAGGTGAATACTGTTAATCAGTGTTTCATCGTAGACTAAGAATTCGCAGTTATATTCACGGCGGAATCGTTCTTCGCCAATACGTCCACGCTCAGTTGTTGCCCAAGCATCGTCACGATCTGGGTGTTCACTCCATGAGCAAGTAAAAGGAAAGAATCCGTTAACGCCTATCTCTTGTTCGTTACCAAACTCGTCAAACTTCTTGTTAGCTTCTTTCCATATGATAGCAAATGTATCTTCGTCACTGTTAGGTGTTGATGTTAGAATTGCTCGTCCACCAGTTGCTAGTGTCGGGGAAATTGAAGTCCAAAATTCATCTGCGATGTTTGGAGGTACAAAAGCAAACTCGTCACAGTATAGTAAGGAAATAGACATACCACGACCTGTGTTGCCAGTAGTAGTTGTAGAGACAATACGTGATCCATTATCAAACTCAATAGAGCCCTTGTTATAGTTTACTACTCCAGAACGAATATGATCAGGACATAGTTCATATGCGTATCGAATACGCTGCATAATTTCTTGCGAGCCAGTAAATTTATGCGCTGAAATAAGAATAGTCTGGTCTGGATGAAACATTGCAAACCAGAGTAGATAGCCAGCAGCACAGGTAGTCTTGCCCATCTGACGTGGTAGCATGTTTACATTAAATCGATGATTATGATATGCATCTAACAGTCTAGTTTGGAAATCAAATGGTTGGAATAACATTTTACCTTTAACAGGATGTTGTATGTAAAAATAATTTTTACAAAAATAATGATAACCGTCCTCAGGATTAGAACACGCAATCAAGTCCTGAATATGGGACTCAGTGAATGTTTCTCTTGTGTGAGCTTTTTTAGTTAAAACGCCATCTAATGATTTACTTGCCATAATACTATTTACAATAAAAAAGCGACCCTATGGGTCGCTTTGAGTAGGGTCTTAATCACCCTAGTACTGCACTGGTTATCTATTTTTGATTGACTCATACATACTAGTCAATCTGCTCATTAGTTCTTCGTCAACTCCCATTGGATTGCCGCCGCCATTTACTTTTTCAGCTTCAGCACCCTTACTGTGCAAGTCATTTCCTGTGGGAGTTACATCACTAACGTCTGCATACATTTCATCTGGGCTGTTAGCAAACTCGCCAACAGGCATTTCCATATCATTATCAATTACTGCAACCTTACCTCGTGGTTCATCTCCCATAGCTCCAATTAAGTCACCTAATTCTCCGCTATCTGGATCGTTGCTACCATCTTCAAGATCTCGTAGTATATTCATCAAGTCACGGATGCCGCCAGCGCCACTACCGTTCATGTTAATACTCATATTAACATTGTCTTGTTGCCCTTGACTCATTCCTGGCATTGATCCCATACCACACTCATCAACGAGTTCTTCATCAACTTTTTTATCACGTAAGTCTTTTAGATCATCAGCTTCGATGTCGCCATCTTTGTCAGTATCTAGTTCTTTTTGGCCGCCTTTTAGTTCTTCACTAACCGGTGCATCCAACTCTCTCATTTTCTGGAATAGTTCATTAAAGTTCATTTTGTTTTTCCTTTAGCAGAACCAATTGGACTTTTGCCGGCAACAGGTTTAGCTTGTTCTTGTGATTTTTCTTTAGGGGCTTTCTTTGCTAGGATAGCATCATTCACACCTTTGTACTGTGTAGGTTCTGTATCTTTACGTGCTTTGGCAAGTTCTTTTAAGAAATTACTAACACCTTTATCGCCTACAATACCTTGATTATTTTCTTTAGCATAGTCTTGTGTTAACATAGCTTTAGCATCTTTCTCGTCGGCATGTTCTAAATTTAATTCAGACTCTGCTTCTTCTAAAGGACTACGAACTCGAATACGATCAGCAGTAAGGCCAGTTTGTTCTGCCATATAATTTACTAATACTTGACTAGTAGTAGGGTATTCTAGATCGACATCAAATACAGTTACTTGTGCGTTTTCCATAGTAGGAAAGTCACGCAACTTAGCTTGTATAGGAGTAGTCTTAGTTTTTGCAAACTTAGCTATTTGATATTTTTGCAAGGCGGTTTCCATAACATCTTCGCAGTTCTCTGGAAGGTCGCCGGCGATTTTAATTTTAAAAGAGTATTTCTTCTCTTCTTTACTTTCTGTTAAGTATTCAATAAACGATTTCATAGGTAAGATCCTGATATTATATTTATTTCATATTCTTAAGTTTTTCAATTAAGCTATTACGATCAGATACAATAACACCGGATCCTGTAACATCAATTCCGCCGTCATCTTGTCCGGCATCTTGATCTAATTTTTGTTTCTTAAGTTGTAACTCAATCATCTTGAGTTTTTTGTCAATTTTGGCAGCTTTGGCATCAATTGCATTTTTTAGCATGCCGCCCGCTACCTCAAAAATACGCCCACTGTAACGTGCTTCTACATTCATGCCTAGATCCATAAGGTCGTCATAGGCATCTGTAGCTCGTTGTGCCAGTGCATCAAACTCTGCATCAGCTGCGTCGCCTAAACCTTTTACCGCAGGTAAACTAGCGGCAATTTTGTCAAACTCTGACATGTCACGAAGAAACGGCTGGGCTACTTCATCAGCTTTTTGTTTTTCTGCTTTTTTAATAGTCTTTTTGCTTTCAGGCAAGTTTAAGATTTCTTCAAGATTTTTCATAATACTACTTATCTTTTTTTGCCTTGATGAAATAACTCTTGCTCAGTTAGTATTCTAAATTTAATACCTTGCCTAGAACACCACTCGTAGGCTGCTCGCCATTTTATTTGATTCTTTGCATATTGAAGTTGGTTGTTGCGATTCTTGCCAACTTTTTCTTGTAGTGTTTGATTTTGTGGTTTAACTTCTATTAATTCAACTTGCATTTTGCCCTGAGCATCTGCATATTGTATAAAAAAATCAGGAACATATACTGTTCCTTTACCAGTGAATGGATCTTTATAGGGTATTTTAATTGCTTCACTAGCCCACTTTAGTATGCGAGCATCTGAGTCACAGAATCGCATAAAGTGCCATTCCCAAGAGCTACGATATGTTGGAGTTTTGTTTCCTACATACTTGTCTGGGTTAACTAGTGTGTATTTTCCTTGTGCAAAGCGAGCCATTACTGTATAATATTTCGACTCTCAACAGTTTCTTCAACACTAGTTAATTTATATCCTAGAGCAGATCGCCTGTCTCTATAAACGTTAAGTACTTCTGTTACTACCTTACTTAATTGCGCTTCGCTTAACCCTTTTAATGTGTCAAGCAATTCAAAAGGATTTACATTTTCTAATCTAGATTGATTTAACAATACAATTGATGTGCTTCGAGCAGCACTGTCGTCAAATCCTCTTTTTAAAAAGAATCCAACAATTGCATCAATTTGATTTGTTGGAAATGTAATTTGATGTAAGAAATATTTGTCAAAGAAATTTCTAACTTCATCACTACTATCTGCTGAAGTACGTTTAGGTAAATTACTTGTTTGTTCAACTGCCATTTTATGCCTTATTTACTACTCGTCTTGCAGTAGCAGATGTTTTATTATCTCTATCGCTTAATGGAAATGATGTATTATTAAATGCGCCGTTGCCGGCTGCTGCTCCTATTGCTGCGCCGACAGCCGCTCCTATTGCCGCTCCTATTGCCGCTCCAAGCACAATGTTTTTTGTAGAATTTGCGGAACCTTGAGGTGTTAATCCTACTACATTGTTGTATGTATTAATTGATGCGTTATTAGCTGGTAATGTTTTAAAGGTAGATGACGGGTCAGTTTTTCTAGTCTCAGTACCAAACACTTGTGCTGCACCGTTCTTTTGTCCGTTAGGAACTCCAGAAACAGGTGATGAGCCTCCACCTGCTGTACGCAAAGGACTAGGTGTTGAGTCATATCCCTGGTTACCAAAGTTAGGAGGACTGCCAGCACCTGCGCTGCCACCGTCAAATGTTACAGCATCATACGCCACCGTTAACGTGTGCTCTGCAGGTGATGAACTTGTCCAATCAAAGTTATCACTTGACCATGCAGTAATAACTGGATTAATTAATGTATAACCGGACCAACTGCGTTTTGCAAAGGTATGCACTTTAATGTAATTTAAAAACGGTACTATAGGTTGATTTTCTAAACCATAACTAGTAAAATTAGGTCCTAAACTTTTTCCATACAACCCTGCTTTTGCTGCACCGTGGTCGCCAAATGTGTAAGCATAGTAACTTTCCCACAATTTTCTAGCAACGCCTGAGTTGTCATCATACAATTTAAATGTTATAGGACTGTATGTAATACCGGTCATAATGACATTTTTTTTATTATACTGATTAGCAGTTTCAGTTGTTACTGCAAACTTAGGAGTGTCAGCAGTTTTTGCTAACAAACTTAGTTGAGCATTTGAACCTCCAAGTGTACTGAATACAACATGGTGTTGAAACTTTAGCCTCGGAGCTAGTGCAAAATCGCCGTCAACAAATGCTCGTGCGGCATGTTGAAAGTCGCGTAATGCAGGACCTGAACTGATGAATTGTCTATTAGCGTAACTTGGCATAGTAATATTTATCCATCCCTATTAACTGGGTAGATAATAAAAATCACAAAAAAAGCAGCCTAAGCTGCTTTTCTTGAAGTTATTTAAACACCGCCGCCTGTTGCGTTTGTGCCAGTAGTACGTGCTACAGTAGCACCAATACCTGCACCAGTCGGAATTTGTAAACAGTTATCTGGCTGAATTGACAAGTCAAGTTGCATTGGACCTTGTTCAGCATAACTCAAGTTCTGGTAGTTAGCAGTTACAATGTAGCATCCGTAGCATTCCCATGTTTCTAAAACGTTTGGTGTGCTTGCGCCGTTGCCGCCGTCAAGTACTTCAATACGTAATGTAAACTTATAGTCAACTGCACTAGCTGCTGATGCTTGTTCAAAGAAGTCAAACTGCTTTTGCATCTGTTCGCCTACTAGTTTACTAACTTGACCGGTTACGTCATCACGTAAACTGATTGCCATCGGTTGCCATGTGTGCTTACCAGCATAGTTGATTTTACTGTTGTAAATTTCAATTACTTGGTTTGCAAACTGTACGTTTGGCTTAACAGCAGTAATGACCTGTTTAGTAAGTTCTGTAGTCGGTGTTGATACACCAAAGTTTTCAAACATCACTCTAAAGCGATATTTCAACTTTGGCATCAACATGCCTTGTGTGCTAGCAGATTGATCGCTAGCTAGGGGCACTGTAAATCTTGATAATGTTGCGATTGCCATGTTATTCTTCCTTTATATTATAGACCTGCGATTTCGCCAGTATTCTTCAAACGTAGTGGAATGTAGATTGTCCGACTAGCTCTAACAACAGACTTTCGACTGCGCCTTTAACTTCGTCTCTAGTGATTTTATCATTAGGTTCAAAAATGTATGGCTTAGCTAGGATGCTTAGTTGTCTACGTAAGTAAATTACTAAACGTGCTACGTTAATACGATCTAAAGCACTGGCTGCGCGAGCACGTGTCTTTTGTCCGTAGTTAACTAATCCTGTTCCAGTAAAGAATGTGATCGGGTTAACTTTTGTTTCATATAGTGTATCACGTTGTCCGTTGTTCAATGCAACTGACTTGAATTCACCTTCTGAACTGATATAACCAACTGCTGTTGCGTTAGTAATACCACCACGACGTACACCAGCTGGCGCAAACCATGGATAGCTAACTTGGTCGCTTAGAGCAATAGTTCTTAAAATCATGTGACTTGGAGGAACTGCAATGTTATTGCCAGCGTTATCACTTGTGAAGCCCCATGGATAGAACATAGCCATATATTCATCGAAACTAGCTGCGCCAATATCGTTGTCTTCTAATGCACCGTCTGCGTTATTACCCCATGCAAGCAATGAAGTTGCATCTGGAGTTAGACGAGCTGGAGTATCACCAACTACAAACGCTGTTAATCCACGATCATAGTTTAAGTTAACCATTTCGCCAATTAGTTCAGGATATCCTGGGCAAGCGATCAAGTTAAAAATACGTCCGTCTTCGTCACGGATTTGTTGATTGCTATTAGCTGTAGCCTGTAGAGCTTTAACAACTACTGCACGTTGTGACTTACGACCAAAACTACCTGAGCCATCGGCTTGATTGCCAGATGCAGTCACCCAACGGTGTGGCCAGTAATCGGCTTGCGACTCGCCACCAGTATTTGATGGGTCATAACGAACGTTGTCTTCAGCTGTGTCAATATAGTCACGTTTGAATTCTTTTACATTGAACCCGCTTCGACGTAGGTTCCATAGCAACATACCACGTGGATATAATGCTGGGTCCGGAGCGTCTGGGTCTAGGTAATCGCTAGTCAATAATGATACAATAGAACCAGCTTCGTAGCTGTTTATACCACTAGTGTTATATCGTGCATCAGCAAATAAAACACCATCTTCAGATGTTTGATCTGTTGTGTCTAATAAAATCCATCTTTTTGCAATAGGTACATTTTCTAGATCAAAATTGAACTTGTAAATTTGTGGGAAGTTCTCTATGTCAGCTGTGCTAACCCATAAGTCACCTGTAACTAATGCTGTACCATCACTTTGTGTTTCTGGAGCAGTTGCACTAACAATTGGACCTTCTGGATCTGTACCAGTATACTCATCAAAGTTTTGATAACCTACCCAGTTATCGCCATCATGTACCATAAGATCGACTTCGTCGATTACTGAACTATACCATAGTCTACCTTCTGCTGGGATACGACTTGGAGCATCATTGCTTGCAGAATAAACTAACGGCACCCAGTTACTAGCAATTAAGTCATGAACTAAATCGCCACTTGGTGCATTTTGCAAATATTCAGTAGCGCCTGCATTCGAGGCGCCCGGTTCGTAGTTGTATGCAGCAAATCCGTATAAGGTTAAAGGATTAGCAACATCGCCTTTTGCAGAACCGTTAATAATTCTAAATTCGCCACCTAAACGATGACTAATAGTAATTCGGAATTGGCTATCAACAGATGCTTCGATATTACTAAAATTTGCTGCGTTAATTGCAGTAGCTAAAGCTGCTGCATCACCTTGTGTGCCTGTAGTAGTCCATGTAACAGTCTTGTTGCTGTAAGTGCCATCGCCATCGTAGTCACCAAGTACTGTACTATCTAATACGCTTTCTGCAATTTTAATTGTTCTAGAAACAGTACCAGTTCCAACACCTGCTGGATTAGCTACTGATCTAATCTGTGTCATTGCACTAGTTCCGCTTCGTCTCCAAACTTTCCATTCTGCAATTCTTGGAGTATCATCTGTACCGTTTTGTTCAGTGTAATTAGCCTGAACATATAGTTGGCCAACTGCTAAGTTCTTGCCGCCACCGGATTTATCAAGATTATAAATTGCTTCCTGGCCAGTTAGATAAACAGGAGAATTAACTGTTTCCCATGCTAGGGTAGTTTCGTTCCAACGCTTAACACGGAAACGAGCACCTAGATTAGGCTCAGTTGTTTTTAACCATATACTACCTGTTGGACGAGGTCCAGCAGCAGTACTCTTGTATTGTGGTGGTTGTGTGTGCGGAGTAATTTGCAATCTTGGAGCATAGTATGTTCCTGTTTTAATACCTAACGCACTAACTGAAGCCGATGCTCCAACTAGAGGAGCAGTTTCTGCAGCAGTTGTTCCGGCTGCAATAGTAATTGCATTACTAGTTGCACTGTCTGTCGGATCTCCACCAACTGTTCCGTCGCAGTAAATTTCTAGTTTACCGTTAACACGAGCAGCAGTAATGCCAGTTCCGTCCATGACATCGTTAATGTTATCAACTAATTCTTGTAAAGATGCACCAAATGCGATGCCTGCACTAGTAACACCGTCAGCAGTAATTGTTAATGTATTACCTGCTGTTGCTGTAGGATTTACAGCAGAACCAGTAATAGTTGGCCATGCTTTAAACCATTCATCAGTTCCCACTTTAACCCACTGTCCTGGAGTTTGACCAGGAGCTACACCGCGGCTCTTATACCATACTGTACCTGGAACTGATGTTGTTAGTGCTGGAGTATTTGAGTCTGCATCAGTCATAACAACGGCATAATCACCGATTGAACCAATTGAAGATAATGGTGCTAGACCATAATCTGTGTCAACTACTTGAGTTGGATCTGTAATTACACGTGGAATTTTATTAGTAAACTTTTGTCCACCTCTAGTAATAGCACTTGCTCCATTCCATTCAAAGATACCAAATGCTGTAATTTGTGTATCTAACCAGTGCGTACCATTTGCAGGTGTTGCATCTGGTTCAGTTGCTTGGGCATCTAATTGTGCTAGATCTAAGTCAGCACGTACAACAAATGCACGATTGCTAACACCTAGTAAACTGTATGCGGCTTGTAGACCGTATTCGTTTTGCTCACCGGCATGAACTGGATTATTGCTTGCATCAGTTTTGAAGATTGGATCACCAAATGTGTCTCCGAGATCTCTCTGACTTGTTAGAAGATAAACTTCTCCAGCGTTAGCTTTAAGTGTACCCGGGGCGGTTCCGGTAGCTCCGCTGTTTGCTTTATTTTCAGCAGAAGCTACAATAATTAAAGGTACTGTACCTGGTGCTGCTGGTGTATAAAATGATTCGTCAATTACTTTGACTTCTACGCCTGGTGAACTTAATGCCATCTTTGGAATCTCCTAAGGTTTTTGTTCTACTAGTATTTATTGATAAAAACAAAAATTGGCTTGTTATAACCCACCAAAAAGGCGTCGAAAAGGGCAGCTAAATACACTATGATAAGACCACTATGCGGATGCGGGCTAAGACCAGCTGCTATTAACTATCGTAAAGAAGGTAGAGTATTCTATCGCTCTAAATGCGAAGTGTGCGCTCGATATGGGGGAATAGGCAAAGGTATGCCCAAGTGGTATCAAGATGGATATCGCATGAAGTCAGAATGCGA